CATAAGATCCGCACGTGATCCAGTTAACTGACCCGTAATACCTACGGATTTCACGGAGGGGGCTTGGTGTGGGCTGCAATTTACGTCGAAGCTTATACGAGACCACCTTGAATCGTCTGATTTGGGTCTTAAAAAGTTTAACCATGGTGTTTCTATAATAAGTTTCTGTAAAAAGATAGACATGTTATCTGCTCTTTCCTTAGATGCAGATATAATCATGATCTTTCGTTCTGGATCATTAAATAATGTCCACAACACAAATGCACCCGTAATCCAGCTCTTACCTACACCCCGGAAAGCCTGTATTTGTAGTCTTTTAGGTCCGTGTTGTAGGTAGTCTGCTATGGCATATTGCGCTCTTGTGGGTGCTGGCAAGTCAAGCTGTCCCCACAGAGCCTGTAGGAACATCTTAAAGTCTTGCTGTAAGAGGGCTAGGGAATTTTTTTCGGTTGACATTATTGATTATCTCGTATAAATTTTACAAGGTCAAATCCGGGATTAGTACGTAAAAGCTCGTTAATATCATCTATTGTCATACCTGTTTGCTTTTGTATTAAAAACATTTGTTGTGATAAAGGTAATGTATCTAGTTTTCTTAATGCTTGTTTGGTAAACTCCATTCTTTCTACAAAGTCAAACAAATAATCGTTTTGTAACCTAGTTAAAGAGCGTAAGGCTAACTCAGCATCAAATTCAAACAGTTCTTTACCTACTTCCATTACTAATTCTTTCATTTGTGTAACTTCATAGCGACCACTACCAGTTCTGTAGTAACCTAACGAGCCATCACTGTCCAGTTTACTTAATCTTTCTATAAGTAATGGAAGTTCGTCGTCAAGTCCACTAACAGGTATAACTTCGTAAAGATCTCTAAACACTTCTTCAGCTTGGTTAGTAATATCTTCACTTCTTTGTACTAATTCAGCGTATTCTTGCCATTTTTGTCTACGAAAATCCATGTTTGGACCTTTTTTAGCATACTTACCAGTACCCGCCATTTTGTCTCGTACATCTTTTGTCCAGAATACCTGTCCGTCGTCACCTATAAATCTATCTAGATATTTATGGGTTACACTGTGTGGTGTAGGGAATACACGAGGCTTCATACCTTCTCTAGGTAACTTAGTAACCTTATTACCACCGATAAGTTCTACAAAGTTAAACTGATCGTTTCCCGGTCTAAGCATGTTGTCAAATAAAATTTCTGTTACTTCCCACCACTCTGGACTAGCAAAACGTAGCCCGTGGTATCCGGGAAGCGATCCTAGTACAGGTGTGACGTGATGTAACTGAAACTGACGTTCTGGAAAGCCTAAATTATCAATAATACTTTGATACTTGTCTTTAAGACCTCCTTTTTCTCTTATTAAAGCTGCTTGTGCGTCTGCAAAATTGACTCTAGTATATTGAGGTGTTTCAAATAATTCTGCAAGTAATCTTCGTTTAGGATTAGGTAGTGTTTTTCTAACAGCTAAATACTGGTCAAAGTCAAGCGTACCATCTTTCATTCCCCAGACATTAACTAATTCTTGTTGTAGTTTATCTGTGAAAACTTGATCTTTATAAACTCTTGCTCTTTGGAAACGTTCTGCTGATCCTAAGCCAGCTTGTCTTTTAGCTTCCTGTTTAGCACTAACAATTCGTTTTTTAGGGTTTCTGCTAGGGTTTCTCATAGCACCAACAGAACCGGATGGAACAATAAAAGGCTTTGGGGTATTTATAGCACCAAATAAATTACCTTTTAATGCTCTAGCTGCCTGTACGCTTTTACGTATACCCTTATCGCCTAGAAATGCTAAACCTATGCGTGAGCTATAAGTAAATGCACGAGGATCTACTACGTTTTGACGCTCTGCTAGATTACGAACACCACCAACAGCGGCTTCTTCTAGCTGACCTATCTGCTTAATTACAGGTAAGTTGCCTATAAACTGTAGACCTTTAAGCGTACCACGGACAACGTCATCGGATATACCTTCTTTATCTTCAGCAGCTTCTGCTACAAAGTTAGAGAACTGGTTTATCTTACCATCTATCGCATCAAAGAGTCGAGACCCTAATAAAGTGTTATCAGGATCTTCTTCTTCTGTACGTTTACGACGAATTTTACCTTCAGTGAGATCGTCTTTAGCTTCTTCGATACGCTTGTTCTCTGCTTCTTTTGCTTTTTTTAGTTCAGATTCATAAGGATCTTGTAGACCTTCTTCGCTGAGGTTTTCGTCTTTGTTCATCGCAAGATCTACGTCTATGTCAATAAATCTTTCTGGGTTTTCGTTATACCTTTGTAATTGTTTTGGCGTTAAATAATCTTCTGGATTAGCTCCACCACTGTTAAAAATCAGTTGCCTGTTAATTTCATCATCTTTTTTACTCATCTCTTCTTAATTTTTACTTTGTTACGTTTGGCTGTCTGAGATTTAGGAAAATCTTTAATAAATTGTTCCTTAGTTATCTTTCCTTTTTTCATATCTTGAAATGCAGCGTTCTGCTTTTCTAAATAAGATACACGTGCTTCTCCAAACCTTTCTACGTTTTGTGCTCTCATAGCAGCTCTACCTGTAGCTGGACCTATATTAAGTCTTTCTCTAGTGGAAGTTTTATTTGTACCAGCACTTGTAGGTTGAGCAGATACTAAATCTGCTAGGTCAGTGTAGTCACCGGTATCTTGTTCTCCAGTGTCTGTATACTGAGACATTTCGTCTAAGTTAACGCCTCCGTCATCTGCATCTGTTGACTCAAAAGTTTTTGAAGAGATACGTTCTTTTGCTTTAGGAAAAAGTGTATCCATTTTTTCGTCAAATGTAGGCGGTGTATAGTTTTCTGCTAGTTTTTCACTTTCTTTTTGTTGAATCTGAAGCTCACTTCGTGGATCTTTAGGTGTGCCTTGTAGTTTACCGCCAGCTTTCATAAAAGCGTCTAAATTTCCAACTTCTTTACCTCTACGAGTAGCAATACCATCTGGGCTTACTATTACATTTGGACCAAACTGGGCTTTCATTGCTCTTTCAAAGTTTAACAGTCTAACTCTCCTATTGTTATCTGCTATACCTCCAGTGGTTTCCATTAATCTAGATCGTTGTTGTATAAACTGATCTGTAGGATTTGAACTTGACATGTTAATTGATGTGTGATAAAATCTTTTGTTCTCGGTTGGTGACTCCGAATGTGGCTCTCATCCAGTCGAGCCAGTCTTTACTACCTTTTTCCTGATTGCATCTTCTGCACGACGGGACAACATTAGTCGTAACATCCTTGCCGCCCCTGCATTTTGGACGTACATGGTCAATGGTGAGGTTTTGTAAATCATAAATTTCTCCGCAATAAACACACTGACAATTAAAGTGCTCTTTGATAGCCCTTCTCCAGAGCCGTTTTGATTCTGAACTTGTCATGGTTATTAAATTTTGTAAATAGTAATCAGGGTTAGGTAGTAATGGGGTCATTTTTTAATCTTAAGTCTGCTTCGTCGGTTAATAGATGGCTTTTGTTTTCTGCCTTTGGTTTTACTACCCTTATAATGGGCGGCATCCATTCCGTCACGGTTGCCATATGTTCCAAGTTTTCTATTAAGTTTGTTTGCATTGACTCTAAGTTCTAGACCTTTTTTAGTTTTGTTGTATTTAGCCTGTTGTTTAAGGCGTTTCTTCCTAGCTTTAGGATTCTTCTTGTAGTATTCAGAAGTTTTTGCCATAGACTTTCCTCTTGACGAGTGACGCATCAACTGTAGGTAGAAGTTTATTCAGCTTATCTAAAGGACTACCATCGTAGGCAACGCCAGTAATGTCGTTTGTCTTTAGCCAATCGCATGCTGCTTTTAAATCTTGTGTTGTAGCTTCTCCACTCTTTATTCTATGCAAGAAGTCTTCTGTAACAAGGTAGTGTAGCTCGTTAAACTTTTCTTCTGTTGCTTTCCTAGGTAGTTTCTTTAGTTCGTCCATTATTCTGTGATTAGGTTTTTCTTAACTAGCTCTACTAGCTTGTCATCTACTGTATTATCTGTAGACTTTGCATATGCCTCTAGTAATTTGACTATCAGTTCTTTAACTGCTGTAGTTTTAATAAAGGCAAATAAAATTGGTTTTACTAATGTAATCATGATTCAGTGGTTTTAGTGGTTTTCTTTTTAGCTTTTTTCTTTGCAGCTTCTGCTTCAATTTTTCTCTTTTCTGTTAGTGAGCTCATTGTATATAGGGGTAAGTTTATCTAGTGTTTTTGCCATCCAAGGTTCCCATGGCATTTGTTTCATTCCTCTTTGAACGTATCGTTCATACCATCTATTAGTTTTCATTCGCCAATAGAAGTAGCCTAACTCTGTTTCTGTTAGTTCTACTGTGTAGGTTTTTTGTTCCAAGGTGCTTTCCATTTATCTTCTTTTGGTTTAGGTGGTAGCAACGATTGTATAGGTACGATATCCTGACACAGGAAAGCTACACGTGTACCCGGTCTTATGGCAAAACCTTGACGTTGTAACTCTGCACATTTTAGTGCTCGTACAAGTTCGTAATCTAATTGCATCTTTTCCTCTTGACGCTTGGCAATACGTCTGCATTGCTCAAGACCACGTTTATCTAGAGGGACCATAAAGTTAACTTGAAACCCCCAGTTTTCGGATAAGGTATAGCTACTAGGTTCCATACCTGAGTCTTCTCCTATTTCCCAAGGTTTCGTGTGGTTGCCCATATAGAATGGACTAAATGTCATAGTAGATCCATTACATGATATACTAGGACCGTAGTTTTGACGTGACATCGAGCCGTTGTTCTGAAACTGCACGGCTTGGTTTGTCACATTACCTGTAGCTGC